TATTTCTAATAAGCTGAAAACAAGTTCATGTTCATCAGGATCATCCAACTTGCGGATCATGTAATCTACAGCTTCATCATATTCTGTGATGTCTGGAGGACGATGCCATGGGTAATTCTTTGTATCGGATGCGTAATTGGAGCCGGGGATTGGTGCGTCAAACATCGATGCCATCAGCCATCTCCTTTTTAGCTTTCTTCTTCTTTGGGCCTTCGCCCATTATTTCAGCTTCTAAATCGTCAAAGTATTCCGGGGTGTGGAATATACCGTCAGTCACCAATGCCCCTGTTGCTTCAGGCATCTGCCCGTTCATAAAGGCTTTCACCGATTTCTTTACCGCATCCTCAAACTTCATTTTGCCGCTCCGATATCTTCTGGGCTTGCTGTCTAATTTCTTCTTGTTGCCGTTCCAGTTCAATAAACTGACGATCAACTTTGCTTGTGGCGGGAAATGGGATAACTTTATCGCTCAATTCGGAAGCGCCCCATAATTAACCATCAAGAACCCGTGCGGTCCTTCAACAATTGCCTCTGGATGCGTTTTCTGAACTTCCTGCGCCATTACGCCAAACGTAGGACCATTGTTTAAACCCCTGCGTATAGCTTCTTCATTCCAATCCCATGTATAATAACGGATACCGTTCTGCGTTTCTAAGTGTTCAATGTTTTCTTTTAAACGTATGTCGGAAAACTTAGTAATTCCTGCAGCTATGATAGTACCAATTGCCGCATACTTACCGCTTTTAGAACTTCCACCACTGGCCTGTGCGGTTAGTTGTGCTGCAAGAATATTAGCATCTCTAGTTGATTCAGCTTCAGCCCCCCGGTAAATATAATCCAACATATTATCGACACGATCCCACATGCGGTTCATGGCCTCTGTGCTTATATCCAAAGTGTTTTTTACATCCGTCGAGTGCGCTTCAAATTGCATATCACTGTTGGTTGTCGATACAGTCTGACGCCACTTCGCATTAGCCAAATCAATGTTGTATTGCATCGATGCATAGAAACGCTGTCGGGCATCTTCCATAGTGCTATTAAACTCAGATGCATCATTAATTTCACCGGCATTGAAACGGTTCATTGAATTGACTTGTTCAGACCGGTTCATCGAAATTGTGGTATTCATCTGATCATAATATTTTTGAAAATCATTAGCAGTTTCTGCTGAAAACAGGCGCTGGGCGTTGGTTGCAGTCTGATCTGAAAATAAAGCTTCGATCATAGCTTGTGTATTAATAACTTCAGCTTGCTGTTCATTAGTTAGATTAGCCATATCAATTTCTAAAAATGACTTTGCATTCTGAACTAACGAAGCTTGCCGAGTATCTAAATTAGCTAATTCAAAATTAGCCATCACAGAAGCTTTGTTAATAATAGATTGCTGGCGATTGTCTAAATTCTTGATTGTCAGGCTGCTAAAGAATGCAGCATCCTTCTCTGCCACTCCCAGTGTAGCTTCCATAATAGCTGTGGAGATAGCAGCGGTCTGAGCGGTGCCAGTAATACCATTAAATGCCATGCTGCGGGAGGTGTCACGGGCTAATGCTTGCGCCCATGGGGGAATTACCGGGTTTCCATTACTATCTTTAAACTCATCAGAAATGATCTTCATCTGACCCAGAACAGTGGCCTTAGAATCTGTGTAGTTGCCTTCTCCCAGCTTTTGAGCCAGCAGCTTGCCGCTGATTGTAGAGGTATCGATTATCTGTGAGATGTCTTGCGTTGCGAAGTTGTTTAACGCCTCGCCGGTAACTGAGATCGTACCGTCAGCATTAACGCCGGTCCCTGCACCCTGCATGTCGATCTGTGCAGCGTCTACAAGGTTGTCCTCTCTGATCGTACCTTTAGCTGGATTGACTGTTGTGACATCAGTTCCCATACGGTCGGTGACCGTATCAGCAGTGAAGTCTGTGATTGGTCCCGGCGTAACATCCCCAGAAGTGCTTATGACAGCAGTACTGGGATCAACCTCCACATCATCACCTAGACCGTATCGTGTGTCGTATGGATTAAGGTTTGTTCCAATAGTTTCTGGATTAATATTGGGAACAACGTCACTCAGATTAATACTACGGTCATTAAGCCACTTAGTGGGATCAGCTAGTAGTTCAGCAATCTGTGCATCAGATTCAACCATACCAGCCGTCTTGGCATATTCTAAAACTGAGTTAGGATCAAATGGAGTGCTTTTGGGTGGTGGGGCCGGGGCTGCCGGAGCAGGGGCAGATACAAGGCCAGCGGCGGGGCCATTATCTTTGTTACTGTCATAGTAAGCGGCGTTTTTCGCATTTTGTTCTATAGTAGCATCTGTTTTGTCACGGTGCGCTTTTTGCTCCGTTTCAGACAAATCACTAAAATTGAAAGCATTGCTGATGTCTTGCTTTGCGCTGCTGAAAAAATCTGTTATAGCACCCATTAGATTTTATCCTTTTCTTCATGGCAGCGCCGAATACGGTCACGCAAATAAACATAGTTTCCGATTGCTTCTTCAATCGCCCGATTGTCAGGCGGTAGGCTTTCGATTTCATCGGCAAGATTGTTGTTGAATGCTTCAGAATACTGCTTCAATTGTGGGCAGTATATTTCAAGCTGAGTTCTATAAACCGTTTGAGCGCAACCGGTCAGTGACAGACTTACGATCAGTAAGAGCATCGTCCTCATGTTCAGACATAGCCTTATAAAAATTAGTGGATTTCTTTTGTGCCTGAAGATCGTCTTCTAGCACTTTAGTCTTCTCTGCAGCCCGTCCTCTGACCCTCCCCATCATGTAAATTATAGGCAGGGCTATGGCTAAAGTAGCGATAATGTAGGTTTTGATTTTGCCGAATACGAACATCAATGAACCCCGTCACTATGGTCCTTAAATCTTGCGTATGCTGCTAGAGCAATGCCGCCGATTGCACACACCAGGAACAAGACTTTCAAGCTATCTGCGTAAGGCAGTAAGCCCTGCAGTTGCCCGGATATTTCATTCATTGCGGTGGCAGCACCGGCTATCCCGGCACCAGCCATTGTTTTACTTTTAGCCAGTGATTTAGGTGCCGCTGCAGATACTTTCTGTGGCATCTCTGAGCCGCCTTCATCGGAAGGCAGTCCTGCATCAGAACTAAACAAAGCACCTTCTGCAGCCCGTCTGCGAGTAAGCCCATTAAGCGGTACTAGCTTGCCTTCTACACGGGCTTTATTCCACCGCATGAGTTGTTCAGGCACTTCATCGTACATGCCTTTATTTAATTTCTTTAGCAACGTAGAGGACTTAAATGCACCTTCTCCTAGATTAAAAACGAAAGACGTGAGAGCGTCATATTGAAACTGTGTGAGAGGGACATTCACATGGCGTTTAACTGCCTTCCCGTGATCATTCAGGTCATCAACTAACCTTTCGTCACAGTACTCTTTTGTCCACTTCGTGCCTGATCTAACGCCCTTAGTTGCCCCAAATCCACATGTCCAAACTCCCGCCACGCAGCGATACGCCGATACCATTCCATCGTCTTGGACCCTGTGGAGACCTTCAAACTTTTTAACTAGATTTGTGCCTTGTGGCGATATTTTCTGTGGGTGCATGATAATCCTATGTGGTCATATATGGGGAAGCTATACCGGCCCGTGTACCTACCGGTGTCAGCGAGTTGTTTGCAGCGGATGCTTTGCTCACCTGACTGAGAACATTTAGGCTTTGAGCAATGTTGAGGGTCTGGGAGCCAACCGGCTGTCCCAAACTATTGAAAGAGTTGAGTGTCAGGTTCCCCTGATTATCCATAGAACGGACAATTCTATTTCCTGAACGATCAACAGTAGTTGGAATTAATGCGCCATTATTATCAAAGCTAGTTCCCAAATTAGCAAAGTTCTGGCGCATTCCTTGATCCAATTTTGGATTACTTGCTGCTTCGACTGCAGCATTTTTAGCCTGATTAATCTGAATGGCTTGTACGTTACGGGCAATTTCAGAGGCTTTAACTTCTTCAGCATTCGCTGTTCTAGCCATGTCATTGCGAAGAGTTTGATTAGCGTTGGCATTAGCCGTCTGCATGTCAGCACGGGTATTCTGAGCCAGTTCAGTATCGTCACTGTAGCGGTTTACATATGTGTCAAAATTACTAACAAATGAATCTTGCCCGGACTGCAGGGCGTCTTGATTAGATAACGACTGCGAAGCATAGGCATCTGCGGTTGCGCCCATTGTGTCTAGCTGCGTTCCCAGACCTTGCTGACCTTCTAGGACATTTGCTTGAGTGCTGGTCAATTGAGTAGACGCATCCCCAAAGCCCTCTGCGAGAGCGGTGGCAGCATCAGTAAATCCAGTATTAACTGCAGCGGCATTGTCAGCAAAACCGGCAGACATATTAGCATTTACATCAGTGAAGCCCTGCGCCTGATCTTGAAATCCTTGATCCACAGCAGTCTGCATATTTACGTTTGCTTGGTCTACGGTATCGAAGCGGGTGCCTACTCCAGTGAAGCCAGCATCTTGGCTGGTTTGAAGCGCACCAATTCCAGTATTTATTGTAGCTGCATTGCTTCCCATGGCAGTATTAACCGCATCAAACTGATTAGTTTGGTTAGTGCTGACAGTGTCTAGAGCGGATGTAAGGTCAGCAAAACCAGTATTAACTCCAGTATTAACCCCGGCAATGTTTGTACTGAGATCATTAATTCCGGTGTTAACTCCGGTAAATCCGGTGTCCAGGTTGCTGCCAATAATAGAAGCTTCATTATACAGGCCAGTAGGAGCGGTAGGATCAGTTTCCTGTGTACCGACCGGAGCGCCGATTCCGGTCATGATGTTGCCGTACTGAGCGTCAGATAACCCGCCATCAACAACAGTTGGTCGTATCACTGGTGCAGGAGCAGGAGCGCCCCCCCCGCCTTTGAACACAATCATGCCAGATCGCCGTGGGTGCAAGTGGCGCTCAATACCAAACGGATTAACTAATGTCATTTTCGATCTCCATGTCGAATACGTTGTATAAGGGCTTGTAGGACTTACCTGTTTGGCTGGTTACTTTAGCCAATTTGCGGCCCCATCCTTTGCGGCCCCATATCTGAATTGATGAGCAGCCGTTGTTCTTGCAGAAATTCTCAAAAACGTAATTGTGATCTAGCCAGATATCCCAATCTTCTACTGCACCGCCGCATGTCATGATTTGCAAAGATTTGCGGTTTTCGTAGTGCAAAAATCGTGTGCTTAGAACTGCTGTGATCTGCGTATGCTGATCCAAATAAACCCAGATATGAACCTCACCAGACATCGTTTTTCGAAACAATTGGAAGGTGTTCATTTCGCCCACGGAGTGAGCAAGGGCGCTATCGATATGTGGTTTTATTATCGGCCATTGAGCCAAAACATCTGCTGGGTTCAGCAGGTAAAGATTATTCATATGTGTGGGGATTTTTGATTGTTGTTATGGGGTAATATTATACCACATAGATAGATAAAGCAAGGGGTTAGTTAGAAGTTAACTATAATGAATGCCTGATACTGCCCATTAGTTATGTTCCATTAGCTATGCCGTACATGACTATTTCGCCTGACTCTATGTTTCCACTAGAAAAAGCAAATCTTATGGCGTCTGTGTCTTGAGCAGCTAAATGCGCACTTTCAGTAGCTCCATTTATTTCCGGGCCATAGACTGCTGAATTTGTTGCTTGAAAAGTTCCTTGGCTATGTGAATATGTAAAAGCACTTGCGTTATGAGGTGCAAATAGACGAAAATCTCCAGAAAACCCAAACTCATTTGAATCAGAACCTATAGCAGAATAAACAACAACTAAACCTGTGAAATCAACTGCACCAGCGGCATGGTAATTTCCGTCAGTAGTATCGTAGTTAGAACCGCCATCAGTACTAACGTGTCCTAGTAATGACACATTATCAGTAGCAGGAATTAAATGTTGAAACCAGAACTCATAGTGATCATATTTACTAGCATCAAACTGAGTAAAAGAAACATTAGCAGCACCACTAAGAACACCTGATGAAGCTAGATAAACCAAACCTGCACCCGCAATTTTAGTGCCTACATAGGTAGCTAAAGTATCAACCGTAGTCATACGCATAGTGCCAGCATCGTTGACCAAGACACCATCGCCATCTGCAACAGCAGTAGTACCCCGTGCAGTGCCACCATCAATTAAATTTAATTCAGCAGTAGTAACAGTAGCACCGTCAAGTATTTCTAACTCTGCTTCTGTGATTGCAGCACTACCAATGGTTAATCCTGCTGAAGTAACTACACCTGTTACACC